CTTTAAGCAGTTCGACGCTTCCGAGCAACCATGTGTTCACGACCTCGTGCTTGAGTTCATTAATGCGTGGTACGATGATGGTGAGGAGAATGCCAGAGTGCGCCGCGTCCTATGGATGGAGCTGACGCACTCACGCCACATTGGAGGCACTGGTTTCGACCAGAGTCACATCTACCAGTGGTCGAAGTCACTTCCTAGTGGCCATCCTTTCACGACCATCATCAATTCCATCTACTCGCTATTCATGCTCGTATCGGCTTACATCCACTGTACCGGAGATCTCACAAATTTCTGGGAATACGTATATGCTGTCGTTTATGGGGATGATAACGTAGTCAATGTTGATGACAAGCTTGCCACCGTCTTTAACCAGGCGAGCGTTGCCAAGGCGATCAAGGTACTGTTTGAAGTCACCTACACAAGCAGTGACAAGAGTGGCGAATTGGGTTCGGTCAAGACCCTACCCGAGGTGGGCTTCCTGAAAAGGGGCTTTCTCCTCGAAGAAGACCGCTGGTTATGCCCTCTCGACCCTGAGAGCTTCCTTTTCACCAGCTACTGGTGTAAAAACCAGAAGAAGAAGGAAGAAATAATCGAGGACGTCCTAGAAATGGCACTCGAAGAGTTGAGCCTGCATCCCAAAGAAGAATGGGACAACACGGCTTGGAAAATTTTTGAAGCAATGTCTGAGCGGGGGCTTGTGCCCAGGTGCCCGCCTGACAGAAGCTCTTACCAGATACTAGTGACGTCCAGAAAGGACAACTGGTACTAGCGAAGCAAATACGCACCCGCCTACGTCCAAATACTTTCATCCTAAACTAGGCGCGGTGGACAGGGCTTCGTTAGCTGGTGCCGTGGGCTTTGTCCCTTACTACTCAGGCCGGCTAAGCCAGAGAATTGGGTGACCTACACAGGCCTGAGACAGTCTGTGTTTGTATATAGTCTTGCTATTTCGAATGACAATATTGATAACTTGCGTGATGAATTGAATGTTTGTTCTGAGATTGACTCTCTAGGTGTCAACGGTCGTGAAGAGACTGGTGTGACTTCTTTTGTTCAAGAGGCTTGTGCTGCAGTTTCTGCTCCGGATGGTTCTTATGCCGTGATGGAGAAGAATGCTGAGTTACAAAACCTCAACTCTTATTTCTCTCGTCCTGTGTCCATAAACAGATCAACCATATCTACCAACAGATCTGTCCTTTATACTAAGGAGGTCAC